TTTTTGCCTCGTTTGCGTTAGCCGCCAGCATCCAAGCGTGGAAGGGTATCACGTAGAACTCCGCAAACTTGAAACTTACGAGTACAAACCCGATTGCCTCCGGCTGCGCCGTCCAATCCAGCAAAAAATCGAACTGGTGCGGCTCCACTCGGTTGAGGGCGATCCTGTCGTCCGCGCTGTGCTTGGCCTCGAATGCCAGCGGCCTGTCGCCGATGCGCCCCATGTAATCGACCGTCGCCTTTTCCTCGACCTTGCATGTGACCACGCTCCCGGTGCCATTGCGTATGGGTATGAACTTCGTGTGCTGCTTGGTCACTATCGCCGTGCCGTCGTGCCTGTAGCGTCGGTTAGCGTACTCGATCAGGCTCTCGAAGGTCATGCCCCTGTTCCCGTGTCCTGTCATATTTCGTCGCCCTCCTGTTCGGTTGCCCGCTCCGCGATTGCCATTAGCCGCCGTTCCTCCAGCGCGTTGTAATCGTCCATCCACGCCCTGCCTATCCGCTCATTCTGCCGCTTTTTGTCCTCGTATAGCCGGTTGACCTCTGCCAACATGCCCCTGCTCCCGTCCGTGAACGCGGCCTCTGCCGCCTGTATGCGCTTTCGGAGTGCCGGGGGGGTCATGGCCCTCTGCCGCTGCCGCTCGACCTTTGGCTCGTATGCTTGCGTAAACGCCAGCCTGTCCAGTCCGGCCTTGCCGCCGTTCCCCCTCGCGTATGCCACATGCAGTGCGTATAGCAGGCCGTAGCCTATAGCGTCCACCGCCTCGGCTATGGTCTGGGGTAGCAGCTTGTAAATGTCCGAGTAGCAATGTTCGCCTACGGCGTATAGCATTTTCGTCACGGCCTCCCACGCCTCGTCTGCGGGGATTATGTCCGGGTGCTGGATGCTTGCCATGATCTCGCGTATCTCCGCGATGGCCGGAGGCCACTTGTTGGTCGCTATGTGCTTTTTTACCGCCAGCGCGACGATCCGCTCGTCGTCGTCCGCGAAAAAGTCAGCCCAAAGCGCGACCGCCGCGTCTACCTCCCGTTTGTCCCGGTATTTGTCCGAGTTCGGGTATGCCGTCACGATTATAGCGATCAGCCGCCCCGCGTCAGCTAGTGTCAATCGGATCGCCCCCCTCCGCGTCGTGGATGATCTCCCGCAATGCCCCGAGCGTGTCGAACTTGCCGCCCTGCGGTGGCTCCCTCCCCTGCGGCATGGGTTCGTCGTCCCACCGGCCTTGATTCAGCCACGTCGTGGGGTGCGGTATATATCGCCCGTTGTCCCGCTGCCATTGGTCGCACTGCTTGGCCCGCTCTAACGCCTCAAGGATTTTCCCGTGCAGTTCGGCGTTAGGCTTTATGCGCCCCCACGCCTTTACCGCCGCCCCTTTCCCGACCTTGTTCGGGTATGCCCGCCAGAATTCGTCAAACCTCTTCTGCCGCAAACCCACCCCCTCGCCCTCCGCTTGCGGGGGGGTAGGGGGGGTATCTACGGTTAGGTCTGGTTTGGTTAGGTTATGGTCTGGTTTGGTTAGGTCTGGTTGGGTAATTGTAGATAAAACTTGAGTGTTTTCTGCCTGATACTGCCGTATATCTACCGTATTATCACCGTTATCTAGCGTATACCCACCGAAAATAAACGGCATTCTGGCTTCTTCTGGCGTTCTATTGCCTTTTTTCGAGGCGCATGATCGGCAGCTTACCACTATGTTGTCGAGGTCGTTCCCGCCCTCCGGGTCTATATGGTCGTATGTGCCGCCGTCCGCTCCGCGCCTGTCGTTCCAGTTGACGGCTTTGCCGCAGTATTGGCAATAGTCCCCGTCGCGGGTCTTGACCGCCCGCGTCAAGCGGAGGTCGTTATATAGCGCATATTGACGCTTCTTGTAATCGTCCTGTGCCTTGCGCTGGTCGATCAGCCGTCCGGCGTACTCATACCAGTCGTGGATTGACCGGGTTCCGCCCTCCGCTTGGTCTATGAATCCGCTGGTTATAAGCGCGTTGGCGATCTGCGCTGCGTCCCCGTCCCAGCATATTGCGTCGGCTATGTCCTCATCCGTGTACTTGTGCAAATCGCCGTCTTGGGCGTAGTCCAACGCCCACCACCACAGCAGGTGCAGGTGTCCGATAGCGGCAGGGAGGCTTATCTGTAACGCCCTCGCGAGGCGTTTTGTTTTTGGGTGCTGCCCGAGTTCTTGGTGGCTTTCAATCCATGCCATGTCGCCGCTCTCCTTCGTGTTAGTGGTATAAAGCCTCGGTTACAAATTGGCTGCGCTCTGTGTCCCTTCGGCGGCCTCCCCAATCCTCCATCACCATCGGACGGCTTATATTCAGGTACTCCCGCGCCCGCGTCATGGCTACATAGAATAGCCGCCGTTCTTCCTGTGGGTCGCTCCTGCCGGGGATCGTCCCCTGCGCGGCCCCTACAATGAAAACCTCGTCGAATTCCAGCCCCTTGCTCCCGTGTATGGTCATCAGCCATGTTTTGCTTGCGTCGCGCTCTTTGGCGGGCCTGTCGGCCACGTTGCTCATCCTCACGTACTCCAATAGACCGGCTGCGGTAGCCGGTTCGCCGAGTTCGGTCTGGCGTTCCTGCCATTTGCTGATCTCGTATCGCGCCCCGTCGTCGTCGATGCCGAGGTTGATCACCAGCCGGTTCGCCCCCTGCGTTATATCCTGCGCCGATATGAACGCTTCACGCTGTTCGTTGTAGTTGTCTATAAAGGCGCGTCCGGCCTCGGTTTCGTGTAGCGCGTCCGTGAATGTCCCGCGTCCGGATAGCATTATCTGCTCGGCCTCATAAAAACCGGCTTTCCCCATCTTCGCTGCGGCTATCTTACGCATGGCACCGTCGTCGTGCCGGTTCTCTATTGCGGCTATCCATGCCAGCAGTTCCCTCGCGCCCCTGCGGGTCAGCGGGTTGTCGGCGGCGGCCAGCGTGTCGCATGGTACGCCGTGCATCGCCAATATAGCCCTTGCGCGGTCAAGCTGCCGGTTAGTCCGGGCGAGGATGGCCGTTGTCCTCCACTGCCCGATCCTCTGGTTGGATTCCAGGCGGGGTATTATGTCGACAATCTCCCTGTCCAAATCCTCCGGCTCCCTGTAGTCTATCGCGTCGCCCTCTTTGTCCGTTATCAGCTTCTTCTCCGTCTGGTCGTTGTGCTTGATCAGGGCATTGGCGGCCTCAATGATGGGTTGCGTGGAGCGGTAATTCCGCTCCAGCTTTACCGTCTGCCACTCGGGGCTTTTAGCAAGCCCCATTATTATGCCGACGTCGCTCCCCCTGAATCCGTATATGCTTTGAAAATCGTCGCCTACGATGAATAGGTTGTCGGGGTTCAGGTAGCTTACAATATCCCACTGCTCTTGGTCGGTATCCTGAAACTCATCGACGAACACGTAGCTGTAGGTGGCGCGTAGTTGGGCGTGGATCGCCATGTCGGTCTTGACTGCCCGCTTTACCGTACCGATCAGGCCGTCAAAGTCTATGGCGTTGTTACGCTTTAGCCTGAATTCGTACTCCCGCGCCGCCTCCTTGACCTGCGCTGCCGCCGTCTTGCTAGAAGTCGGCTTTTTGCCCGCCCGTGCGTCCTTCACCTGTTTGGCCGTGATGCTATACCGCAATTCGGCGATTACGGCGTTTAATAAGTCGTCGCACTCCGGCTGGTCGTAAACGCTGAAGTTCGGCTCGTACCCCAGCCGCTCGGCGTTCTCCCGGATTACCTCTACGCAGAAGGCGTGGAATGTGTTGCAAAATAGCTTTTTCCCGTCCGGGCCTATCATCTTGATTACCCGCTCTTTCATTTCGGCTCCCGCCGCCCGCGTGAACGTCAGGGCCAGCATGTTCTCGGTGTTGCTGGCTCCCGTTTCCCATATCCGGGCTATGCGGCTTGTCAACACCTGCGTTTTGCCCGTCCCGGCTCCCGCAAGCGTTAATATGCGCGGGTGGTCACTCATGACCGCTTCGTACTGCTCGGCGTTTAGTGTGCTGTAGTCTATCATGCGGCACCCCCGCTCAAATCCCAAACACGCCATGTGGGTTCCACGTCGACTTGGCTTATATCCATTACGCCGCTGAATATTATGTTGTCCATCTCCGCGCCAGCCGTAGTCAGGCCGTTTATTACCCGCATGAGGTTGTTTTTGTCGAGGCTCTCCGCGTTGTCGATGCATAGTATTTTCAGCGGCGGGTTAAGCCGTTCGATTATGGTGGTCATCAGGGCTATGAGCAATAGTAGCTGTTCGCCAGTAGATAGCGCGTCGAAGTTGCGCCGCTGGGCCATGCTGTTTAGTTCGCTGATCTTGCTCCACCACCCGAATTGGAATATCTCTTTTCCCTTGTCGTCCTCGGTCTGGAAATAAAACATGTTGTCTATGCCCATCTGCGTTAGTTTGTGCTGTACGGCCTCGGTCAGCGGCGCGAGTGTGTCCTTTACGAGTTCGCCCTGTAGACCTTTCGGGCCTACCCCATCCGCGATCTTTTTCCAGTTCTCGGCGTGGTAGCCTGCGACGACGCTGTCGACCATGCTGCTCTGTAGGCTGGCGAGGGCGTTCCGGGCTTTCGTCTGTTCGTCGATCTTGGCCTTGAGGCTCTGTATATCCGCGCTGATCGCGGCCTCGCGTTCGGCGTATTCCTCCGTGCCGATCATCGCCCATTCGCTTAGTATCCGCTCCCCGTCGCTGGGTGGCAGTATCCCCTCAAGCTCCCCGCGCTTTGCCGCCAGCCGTGTGGCTTTCTCGTTGTCGAAGTTCTCCGTCTTTGCGATCTCGGCCTCCAAGTCCCTTATCATGGACTGTATCCCCTCGTTGTCGCGCAGGGTCGCCACTTCCTCCGACCGTAGCTTGTCGATGGCCGTCTGCGCGTCCTGTATGGCCTGACGCGCATTGTTGAGGTTCGCCCTTGCCTCAGTACCTTGCTGGCAAATGTCGCGCATTTCGGCCTCACAGTCCTGTATCTCGGCGGCCAGCCCGTCTATAAGGCCGGTGAAGTCCTTGTCGCACTCGATGCGGCAATCTATGGGGCATTGCCCGCGCTGTTGGCTCAGCTTGGAAATCAGGCTCTCGCTTGCTGTTTTTTTAGAATTGACCGCGTTGTGGTCGTCGAGGCACTTCTCGACCGCTTTTTCCAGCGTGGTGATCTGCGCCTTTGCCGATTCTGCCCGCTCCGTCTGCGCGGCGATCTCCGCTCCGTGGTTTATCTGCCGGATATCCGTCTTGTACTGGCTTATGAGGTCGCGTAGTTCGGCGGCATCACCGCTGTTTGTGGCCGCCTCTATCTCCGCGATCTCGCTTCTTAGTGCCGCGATTTTCCTGTTATAGTCGGCGGAGCGCAGGTTCTCGCTGTCTGCTGCCGTCCGCTCTGCGGCCACCTTTGTCAAGTCGGCCCGTAGCGTCTCCAGCCGTTCGTTGTTCGCGTCAAGGCTGCGGTCGGTTTCCGCGAGGTCGTTTTTATACTCCGTCATCTTTTGCGCGGCTCCAGTCGCCTTGTCGCGCTCTTTTTTCCAATAGGTTGTTTGCTCTTTGGCGTAGTCGAGCATGGCCTGTAGCCCTGCCTGTACGCCGATGCTGTCAGGGTATTGCTCCGCGCACTCCGCTATGTCGGCGGCGAGTGCTTCTATCTCTTGCGGGTCGGCGGTAACCGGTAGGGCGAGGCGTTGCGTTAGGGTTTCAACCGCGAGGTGCTTGTTTGCCGAGTCCATGCCCTCATCGTCCTCGGCCAGCGCGTATATGAATTCCCGGCGTTTCATGTCCGAAAGGCTCAAAAACTCGCTAAAATCAAGCATCACCGGTAGCTTGCCTAGTTCATGCTCTATGCGTTCCTCTTTGTCTGCCACCTTGTCGCCCTGAAGCCCGTTGTTCGGCGGGATCAGGGTTATGACCTGTTCTATTTTTGAGCCTTTGCGGGCATATTCCCGCAATACCGTGAATCCGGGCGTTTCGAGGCCCACGGTCATGGTGTCGCCGTGGGCCAACTTCATGGTTTCGGCGGGTAGCTTGCCGCCGCCCGGTACGTGTCCCATCAGGGCGATCCCCAGAGCCTGTGAGCGCGTGGTTTTCCCCGCGCCGTTCGGCCCGATTATTATGTCGCGCCCTGTCAATTCCTGTTTTCCGTTCGCGGACTTTATCCCGCGCATGACTATGCTTTTGATCACTTTCGGTAGCCTCCAATCGTATTAGTATTTTGGTAAGTCGTCGTCATCGTAGTAGTCATCGTTGGCGTAGCCGCCGCCCTGACCGTCCGTTTTGCTGTCAGCAAAGTGTATGTCGGAGGCGATTACCTCCGTTGCCGTGCGTTTGTTGCCGTCCCTGTCGGTGTAGCTGCGGTTCTGGATTTCACCCGTGACCACTACGCGCTGCCCTTTGCGGAGGTGCTTGTGCGCGAACTCTGCCTTTTGCCGCCATGCGATCACCGAGAAGAAGTCTGTTTCCTGCTCTTTGTCCTTTTGCTTCCTGCGCGGGACGGCGAGGCTGAAATTTGCGACGGCTACTTGGCTGGTCGTGTATCGGAGTTCCGGCTCTTTTGTCAACCGGCCCATAAATGTCACTTGGTTCATGCTGTTCCTCCGTTTCTACGCGCCGCTGTTTCTCTCCGCGTTTTGGTGTTCGCGGCAAAGCGGGCGACCGAATTTGTTGTTTGAATAGCCGTGTTCTGCTTTCGTTATTGTTACGCCGCAGTCCGCGCATGCGAGTATTGCGTCGTCGGCTGCAGCCTGCGCCGGTGGCGCGGATTGCCCCCTGTTATAGCTGCCGCCGTTGCCGCCGCCTGATCCTTTTTTCGCGTCGATTATGCGGCTGGCCTCGGTGCGGTAAATGTCGTCAAAGCCCTTTACCTCGCGCCCGGTTATCTTTGCGATTTCCTCCATTGCGTCGTCGTCGGTATCGTCCCTGAATAGCTGCTTGATATAATTGATCTGCTTTGAGGACGCTTTTTCAAACTGCCCGGTCATGGCTCCGAAGTCCTCCATGTCCTGTGTGAAATATCTGCTGGCGTTCGTGGCCTTTAGCACCGCGTCTACAAACGCCCGCTTGTTTGCCATCTTGATTAGCGTGTTCTGCAGGTCGGCGGGGTCTGGGTTCTCGATCTTGCCGACGACGTTCCCGCTCTCGTCTTTTTGGTTGCGATATCTGTGCTTTGTTTCGTGGCTGTTCGCGGCCCCTATGCCGTAAGCTACTTGCAAGCCGCTGTCTATGTGGATGAGCGGCATCCCCACTGTGTAGGTAAAAATCCCGTTCTCCCAATCCTCGCCCTTGTCGAGGACGTCGGCTTTGCCCTGCGCCAGCTTGAATATCTTGCACAGCAGTTCCGCTCCGGGTTTTAGCAGGGTCGGTTTGTCCGTTCCGGGTATCCTCCCGAAGTCCACGTTTATCTCCATCACATTTTCAAATAGCTTGTTGAGGGCGTTCCGCATGTTGACCGCGTCGGTGATCTGCGCCTCAAGGTTCCGGGGCAGGATGCTGTAGCTGTTATCGTTTACAGCAATCGTCGTGTTTTCACTCATGGGTATTGCTCCTTTCGTCTTATATGTTTTTGCCCCTCGGGGCTTGCTTGCTTTCTCCGCTCGTTCGCGGTCTTGCTGGTCGCGCCAAGCGTAATAGTCGCCTGCGTCGTCTAAATATTCCGCTTCGTCGCCCATGATGTCCTCCTGTCTTGGCGGTTTGCCGTCAGGCATCCGGTATCTGTCCAGCGTCGGCGTTCGCCCCGTTTCCGCAAATATTGTGTTTAGTGAAGGCATTAGGGGCATCGGGTCGCGTTCCTCGAATTCCTCACCGTAGACCGGCGCACTCACGAACGGCCTACTCTCTAATGCTGCATTGAGGTCGCGGTGGAAAAGTTCGCTTGCGCTTACCCCAAGCATCATCTCGCTCATTTCTCCCATGACTAACCTCCTATTGCGTTCTGCCGATTGACAGGCTTTGCCAGTTCGTGGTACACTGGCGTTGCGTCAAAGTGGTTATTCGCTTTGTTCGCTTTCGGTAGAAGGCGGTCGGCTCTCGGGCTGGCCGTCTTTGTTTCCGCGCAGTTGCAGCGTTCGCTATGGTCTAAATTCGAGCCGCATGCAGCGCATGTCCAGTAGTACCTATTTCGCCGCCCCTCCTTCATGCCATCCCCTCCCGGTGCCGGTTGTGCAGCCTTTGCGCGGCTTGTATGGCCTCCTGTTCGCTTTTCACGCGCTGCATTGTCATCAGTGGGTGGAAGCTGATCTGGCCGCTGTCGCTCACGCTCACCCCGTCAAAGTTCCCCTCGCTGTCCCGGTAGGTGATCGGCGTTTTCCGTAGGTCGATTTTCTCATCGGCCGAAATGCGCTTAATTATCGCCTCCATGTTGTTGGTCACGCTCTTTCTTCCGATGTCGAGGTCGGTTATTATCAGCACCGGCCCTGCGCTATTGTCGATCTGGAATCGGTATGTGTAGTCTGATTCATCGGCGGGGTCTGTACTAAAAAGGTTTAGCTGCGGGTCGTTCGATATGGCAATCCAGCACACCGGGCCGAACCCGCGCTCTATGCTCCGGGGGTCTTTTAATACCCTGTGACACTTGCCGCAGGTGCTGATGTCCGTCTGCATCTCCTTGCCTCCTTTTCCGTTAGTATGGTTATTGCCTTTGTGCGGTAGTCGTAGCTGATCACCGCCTGTTTACCGTCCGGGCCGCTTAGTGTCCGGTAGTACGTGCCGCCCTCGCTCCGCTCGTCTAGCGTGAGCGCGTCCGGCATGGCCTCGCTTATGTAGTCGGCGGTCGTCGTCCGGGCTGTCTCCCATATCCGCTCCGCTATGCCCCACATGATGTCGAATGCGTGTTTGCCCGCCTCGTTGTATGGGATTTTGACGTTATTAGCCATCGGTGATCTTCCCCGCGTAAATGATGATCGACAATAGTTTGGCGTTTACTTTTTTTACCATCTCAATGCTGTTGTTGAACTCGTCTTGTTCGTGGTCGTCGACCTGCCCGTTTGACATTATCTGCTTTATCATCGCGACGGTCGGCTCAAGATCGTCCCTTGCTAGTATTAGCTGGAAAGCCATGTCCCCGTTTGTCTGCGGCATTATTATATCCGGCAGATGCCGCCCGAGGGCTGTGTGGTGCTTTAGGTGCCACCATGCAAGTGACGGGCATTTGTATAAATCGGTCATCGTGTCGACGATATCTTCCGGCACTTTTGCGTGTCCGTTCTCGTAGTCCGATAGCGTCCGGGGTGCCACTCCCAGCAGTTCCGCTGCGCGTTCTTGCGTCAAACCAGAAGTTTCTCTGCTGATTTTGTACCTATTCTCGCAGGCTTTGCTCATGGTCATCACCTCCTTATGCCGCTACAATATTGCTATGGGTAGGCACTATTGCGCGGCTGAGTTTTCCGGCTGTACTCCGGGGATGTAGGGTTCTCCGTCCTCTGCTTTCACCGCTTTGTTAAGCAGGGTTGATACAAGGTAGGATAGCGACATCCGCTTGCTCCACGCCAATTCTACTAGAATTGCGTATTGCGGTTCGGGTAGTCTGCCGGATATGTTTCTGTAGTCGCCGCCGCGCTCTTGTCTTTGTCTTACACCCACAGTTTTTCACCTCCCTCTTGATTAGTCTGCTTCATTAGTGCTATAATGAAAATGTTATGCACTAAGAAAGCGGAATGCCGATACCTTGTTGCGCCGGTCGCTGTCTGCTTTTCAACTTGTGAACTCGTGCTATTGCGCCCGTGCCTATTATAATAAAACGCAAATGCGGGAAAGTCAAGCGCAAATGCACGGAAAAATGAAAAATTTTTTGGGGGGGGTTTTTGTGACCATCAATGAACGGGTTTTCTCTCTGCTTGCGGAAAAGGGCAAAACTCAGGGCGATCTATCAAATGCCATTGGAATATCTGGGCGCACCATTAGTGCTTGGCACACTCGCGGCTCCGATCCTCCGTCAAACCTTATTCCCGCGATTGCGTCGTTCCTCGGTGTTTCTGTGGAGTGGCTGCTTACCGGGGAAGAACGCCCGAGGGGGTTTACTCTGTCCGGCACTATGACCGGGAATGCGATTGTTGCGTCAAACCACGGCTCTGTCATTGTCCGCAATGGCATAGAAAGCCTATTGTCTGAGGAGGCTGGCGAGTTGCTCCGCGTCTATGAAACGCTGGATATTCGCCGCCGTATGAGGCTACTGGAATCAGCGTTCGCGCTGGAGGAAGAAAAGGGGAGGGTTGATCAAAATGTCGAAACTTAGAATTGTGCTGCTGGTCGTGGTCGGCTGCGCTATACTGCTGGCCATCGCGCTTGTCACGGTATTTTTAGAGGGCAGGGCAGCCGACAAGCTGATCTCGGTCGCGCAAATGACCGCCCTGCTGGTAATCCCTTATGTATTTATATTTGACCTCGGTGGCCTGCGGTCGCGGCTGCCGCTATTCCGCGATAGGAATTTAGGGCGATCCGTAGTCGGCTATAGCCTGTTCGCCGTGGCGTGGGTTCTTTTGTGCGCCGGTCTGATTGGGGTTACTGAGGGCTATCGCTCCGACGAGTACCGGGCTGCGGTTCAGGCGCGGGTCGACGCTATTGCCGCTATCGATGCCGAACGTGAGGCGGCGCGTTTGGCAGCGGCAGAAAATAATAGCGGTGTTGCCCCCTCCCCCGAAATTGTGCCAATCATTAGCACAACTGCACTAGATGAACCCGTGTCTGTGCCACCTGACGATGTGGGAAGTGCCGCGATCCCGAACACTCCCGGCGCGTCCTCGCCGGAGCCGCCGCCTCAAACCACCGCGCCCTTGCCTGAATCGCCGCCCCCTCAAGCCCCGGAACCCGCGCCTAATCCATCGCCTACGGTCAATCTTTTGTCGCTGGCCTCCGGGATTACAATCCCGGAACTGTACCCCGAGCGCGTGTCGCTGGTCGAGCCTTATTCCTTTTCCGTGGGGGGTCTGGATTTTCAAATCATCGGCTGCGCCTATGGCCATGACGCTGGCCGCCCGGACTTGGGCTTGAATATCGACGAGGCTATGGGGCTGGCGTTCCTGATCGGCTTGCATAAGGGCATGACCGACCTCGGGAATAGGGACGCGCTTTTGGCTCTGTATGTTACCGCCACGCCCGGTGCGTCCGTAGCCTCTCCGCGTGACGTGCCGTTTATCGGTTTCGATGCTGCGGTCGCGGATGATCGCGGGGACGCGGGGGTCTTTATAGTAAATACCCTGCAGGACGAATCGCCGGTTGTCGGAAGGCTGTTATATGGCGTGGTGCTGTTCGGCGTGTATTCCGATGCCGAGTATTTCGATATCGTTATTGCGGATGAAACGGTGCGGCTCGAAGCCTCGCTTCTGCCGTTCCTGAAATAAAAATATGGAGGTCGTTATGAATTCGTTGTCTTTTGAAACCTTTAAGGAAACCCTGCCGGGTGTGGTGTCCGGCGTACTGTACGACGGCGATATCGTCAAGGTTGATGTAGGCGATGCCGGGGCGTTCGTGGTCATGGATGAGCCTGAATATGTTATCCTTATCGACGCGCTCCGCGCCGTGATCGCCGTTGCCGGTTCCGTGGAGCCGGACGAAAAAACGATTTATGTTGAAAAATTGCTTGCAAAAATAGGGGGGTAACGTGGCTACTTTGAACCGCCTGTTGCGTGTAGTCCTGTATATCCGCGTTTCCACCCTCGAACAGGCTATGCATGGTTATTCTATCGGGGAGCAAAAGGAACGGCTCATCGCCTTTTGTAAAGCCCATGACTGGCTTGTCGTCGAGGTCTATGTGGATTCCGGCTATTCCGGCTCAAACCTCGACCGGCCCGGAATCCAGCGGCTTATATCCGAGGTCGACAACTTTGATCTGGTGCTGGTCTACAAGCTCGACCGCCTGTCTCGCTCCCAGCGGGATACGCTTCACCTTATTGAGGATGTGTTTCTCCCCGCCGGGGTTGACTTCGTGTCTATGTCGGAGGCTTTCGATACCTCCGTACCCTTTGGCCGCGCCATGATTGGTATCCTCTCGGTGTTCGCCCAACTCGAACGCGAACAAATCAAGGAACGGACGAAAATGGGGAAACTGGCGCGGGCGAAGCTGGGGCTATTCCACGGCGGCATGTATTACCCCATCGGCTATGATTATGTCGATGGCCGGTTGGTCATCAATGAATACGAGGCCGCGCAGATCCGTAAAATCTATGACTGGTATGTGGACGGCATGTCGCCTGCGAAAATCGCGGCGCGGCTCCGTGACGATGGCTATACTAACCGTTATGGGTCTTGGTCGGAACGCGTGGGGCATATCAGCGTCGTTCGCGTCCTGTCCTCCGAGGTCTACCTCGGTAC